ATGTTGTTAAATTTTACAATAGTTTAATGACTACGTTACCAATACCTTTGTGTCCGTGAATACTCAACAGCTTGTTATGGCTGGGGACTGATAACTTAAAATCTAATAATAAATATATTACGACTTGGAATTTAGTAAATAATATTATCTCCTTTAATAATATTCTCACTGCCCCACATAGGTTGAAGGTTATTTAACCCCCAACACCTCATAAATTCATTATCACCCACTTCTTGGAATTTAAATGATGAAATAGGTAATCTATGGTCAACATGCCATTCTCCGTAATTATCCCACGTCATATCCTCTGTAAACTGATTTTCTAAATGAACTACTAACTCGTCAGGAGAATATTTCAAAATATCAAAATAATGACCATATTTATTCATATCGTTTTCTTTTAATACTGTCCATATTGCAGTTCTAAAATTGGCTATGAGTTTATAGGTGGGGTCATTGTGTTTACGGTTTCTTTCGTAATCACGTTTAATTTTACGAATTTTGTCTACATTTTTTTCTCGGTATTCTTTAAGATATTCTTTACGATGCTCTTTATTTTGTTCATACCAAACATAAGAATTTTTCTTTTTTCTTTCTTTTGTTTCAGGTTTTGATTCGTATTTTTTCATTGCAACTTCCCTACCACCAATAAATCGCCGACCAGATGGACCTAATGTCACACCATTTTCTCTTAAAGTATTTAATACGATTGTTTTATGTATTTTCAGTTTTTCACTTATTGTGGGGGAACCTAATAATTCTTCATTATATAATCTTAAAATTTCTTTAGTTTGTTCTTCGGTTAAAATTAATTTTTTCATAATTATAAATATACAACATTTGACCAAAAAATCAATAGTTTATATTAAAAAGAAAAAAAGGGACAATTTCTTGTCCCTTTTAGTGTATTTCATAAGAAATTGATTATCTCAATTCTCTTAAATCAAATGTTCTAACACCATCTACAGTAATTCTTCCGTAAAATCTGTTATTTACCATCTTTTTTGCGTATCTCGTCATGATACCCTTTATCGGAGTAAAGTTGAACGGATTGTACATTGTTGGAGTTAATTGTAGAGGTACGTACGGTGCGTAGATGTAACCTGTATCTAACAAAGATGTTCCTTTGTGACCCATTAACACTTGGTTAGCAGGGAAGTAAGGGTCTCTGTATACTTGGTAACGACCAGCAAGAGTACCAACTCTTTCAATACCCATGTTGTATTGGTCTTGCTCAGGAGCTGCGTTTGATACGTGGAAATATTCCAAATCATCAAAGATAGCACTGATTTCAGAAGAAACAACAATCCAGTTTGCTCCACCTCTTAAGGTTGACTTGTGGATTTGAGCAGAAATTTGGTTAATAGCTGTAATCAAAGTTTGATTCCAGTCTTTTTGAGTGTAAGGTACTGCACTACCGCCCAGTCTCTTCCATCCATTGTAATCCCAACGTAAGTTCCAAGCTGCTCCTTTACGTAAATCTCTTAAGATTTCACGGTCAATTTCAGCCGCAACTTGTTCAGATAATAAAGCTGTTAATTCAGCTTCAGCATCAATGTTGTGGAATGCTGCAACGTCTTGTGCCATTTCTGGAGACCATTGTGCTCTTAATTTTCTTTCAGTTACAGAAACTGTTACAGACATAAGGTCAAAAGAAACCTCACCAATCTTATCTTCAAACTCTAAGTTTTTGTAGATTCTATAAGTTGCTGTAAACGCATTGTCAGCAGCAGTAGAAGAAGAGAATGTTGAACCTGTGTAACCGTCCATTGAACCACCGCAAGTAATACATACTGGTACTTGTAAGTCAACCTCTAAGTAAATTTTACCTTGAGCATCACATACGTTGTCATATTGACCACCGTCAGTTTTACTGTTAGGGAATACTAATGTAGAGTTATTGTTACCATAATTTACAATACCTTTACCATATCTTTGAGTTACAACTCTGAATAAATAAGGATTAGATGTGTTAGCAGATGTTGTTGTGTTACCAGCAGCACCATAAACAGTCAAATCAGATAAGAAAGCTTCATTATCCATTGGTTGACCATCAGGACCGATTAATTTACCAGCTCCATCAGATGCGAAACCTGACATAACTATTAATACTTTTCTGTAATCAGAAAGAGTATATGCAGAAGGAACTAACTGGTCAGCTAACCAAGCTACAGTACCAACCTCAGCAGTGATTGCAGAAAATTGTCCTTTAGAATAGTCAAATAAACCTGGTGGGTCTAAAGCTGGTTCGTTACCTTCGTAGAATCTATCGTAAAGGTCTTTAGTGTTGTTATAGTCATAACCACTGTTTGGAGTTTGACCAGCAGCTTGGTTCGGTGAACCATAAGGTGCGTAGTGCTCAGAAGTACCTGGTTGGTAAGCCTGAATGTTAGGTACGAAGTAGAATAATTTACCAATTGGTAAGTTCATAGCTTGTACAGAAACGATGTCGTTCGCTAATAATTTAGAGAATACACGTCTAACGATTGGGAAAACCACTGTTTCAAATGCTCCTGTATCAGAAGTAGATGATGCTTCGTTAATTAAATACGATGCTTGGTTTTCATAAAGTTGTGCAACGTTTTCTCTCATGTGACCTTTAAGACCCTCTAAGAATCCTAATTTGTCCCATTTGTTGATTGTATCTTCTTTGATAACTTTAAGGTGTTTTAACCCGATGTTACCAACAAGACCTGATTCTAATAATGCTCCCATTTTAAAATTGTATTTTGTTTTTTTATTAATTTATTTTTACCCTAATTTACTCATCAAATCTTTCATTCTCATGAATTGAGGATTCTCATAAGTTTTTGATTCAATTAGTGTGGTTGAAGAACCTGTTGAAACTTGTTTGTTTAATTTTATTCCAACTGACTCATTCATTGATTTTGTTTCAGTTTTAGATAATTCATCTTTAATTGACCTATAAAGAGATTTTGATTCTTTTAAAGTTTCAACGTCGTCAAATCTTCTTAAGATATTAATTTTCTCTTTTTTAGTTGTCGAATGTTCAGTGAACAATCTAGTTGCATAAGCTAAGTTTGAGTTGAAGATAGCAACTTCGTTAAGTTTTTCTCTGAAAACATTTAACGCTTTTCTATACTCTTCATTCTTTTCTCTCAACATATTAACTTCTTCTTGAGTAGATTCTGTTCTAACACCATTTTTACCATAAACAAAGTTTCTGTTAGGTGTAATGGCCTTTCTCAATCCTCTACCTTCTTTGGAACCAAATCCATAAGTTCTAGCAGCCTCTTTAGTTTCTTCCTTTGCGAAAGCCTTTGTTTTTAATGTGTCACCTTTTTTAGTAGTGTAATCTTTATCACCTTTAAAAGTTTTAGATTTATCACCCTTGTCCATTCCGTAATCACCTTCTTTTGTTTCTGTCTTTACAACTTTGGATTTTCCTTCCATATTTTCGCCTTCCTTGTATTCGAATTTTGCTTTACCAGTACCCACTGATTTAGGACCTTGTTTTCTTTTTTCATTGAATCCTCCAGCCACTTTTTTAATTTCAGTTTTACCTGGTCCATTTCCAATTCCAACACCTTTAGGTTTGATTGTTGATTTTGCTTCTCTAACAGCTCTTCTTGGGTTGTAAGATTCGTCCAAATCTTCTTCTTCCTCTTCTCCCATCATGTCATCATCATCATCATCTTGTTCTGTGATGTCGTCATCATCATCTTGTTCTGTGATGTCGTCATCATCTTCTTGTTCTGTGATGTCGTCTTCGTCTTCTTCATCGAATTCGATTTCATACATAACTTCCTCATCTTGCTCTACTTTGATATCTGAAGCATCACCGTCTTTATTAAAAATAGCGTTAATTACATCTTCTGTGTCAACATCCATTTCATCGATTTCCTCTAAATCCATAGTCTCATCTAAATTTGTGTCTTCTTCAGATTCACCAAGCTTAACTAAATATTCTTCATCAGTGTCACTATCGGTTAAATGAATATCGTTACCATCTTTTTTTACAATGATTCCGTCTTCTTCACCCATAGCTTTAAACACTTTAAGAATTTCTTCGTCAGATGCGTCAGTTAAATCTATTGGACTTTCTTCTTCAGAATCCATATCCATGTCCATATCTATGTCCATATCCATTTCATCTTCGTTATCAATATCCATGTCAACGTCAAACTCTTCTGAGTCTTCGTCCTCCATGTCTACATCTAATTCAACCTCATCTTCATCTTGTTCTGACAGAGATTCTTTTACTAACTGATTGATTTCTTCCTTCATAGTTGAAGCAAGTATTCCTTTTGCATTTTCGGCAATAGCCTCTTCAACGTTTTTCATTTGAATGAGTGCCTCTTGTACTAATGATTTATTTTCTTGCATGAAAAAATTGGTTATTTTAACTAATAAATAGTATCAAAATGAAAAAAATTCATTTTGATAACACTGTTAAGTAAAGTTTATTTGAATTTTGTAGTGTTTGTGTCACAAGGTTTGTTAAATAATTAACCCATGTAGTAAAGGATTGGAAGTTATTTGCCCAAGAGGTAATCACTTTTTGTTCTTGATTTACTCCGTAACTTAAATTTACTTGGAAGTTCATATTATTTTTATTTATAAATATACCCCCAAACAAAAAAAGTGGTCACATGGACCACTTTTATTAATTATCACTAAAACGAATTATTCGATTACTTCGTCAATTTTACTTTCAGAAACTGCTGTGATTCTCCAATCGTGAGTAAATCCCTCATATTTCTTAGTAACCTTTGCTTCAACATCAGTCACAGAATAACCTTTAACTAATTTTTCTTCTCTAATTTTTTTAATTTTACCTGTGCTATCGTCAGGTAAGTCGTACTGAATTTTTGCGACAAAATATTTTTCTTCCATATATGTGTTTTTTTATTTTTTTAAAAAATCGTCTAATTTTTTCATTAAGTCAACTGACTTTTCAGCATATCCATTATTTTTTTTGTGGTTTCTTTCTTCCTCTAAATTTTCCTCGTAATTATCTCTTTCTTTAACGTCTCCAAACAAATAAGCTCCTGGTGTTGAAGGTGATGATACTAAGTCAAAACAAATTAATTCAAAATCATCTTGTACTTCATTTCTTTCACCAACCTTTTTAAGTGAACCAACTCCACGAGAAGAGATTCCTAAAGTAACTCCTTGTCTCATTAGATTTGCTGCTTGGTCTCCTTTAGTAGAAACAACTCCACTCTCATGAAATCCTGGTGAAGTTAACAACTTAAGTTTACCCATTAAAATATTTCTATCCCACCATATATCGGTGATGATGTGAGATACCCTGTCTAAGTCAATAAGAGACGATTCGGGGTGGTTTAACTCTGAAGTTGATAAACCTTTTGCAATTGCTTTTTTATAATTGTCCGCCTCCCTTTCAAGTATGTTTTTGGGATATGTCCTACCGTTTCTATTTGGGGTATCATATTTTTGAAGAACCGCATAGAATTCAAACGGATTTCTGTAATCCAACTCTTTGGCCTCTTTTAACATAACTTCATTATGTCTGTCTTTGGGAGAAACCCAACCAGCATCCATTTCAATCAAGATACCGTGACCGATTTCGCTTGCCTCTAATATTCTTAAACTTTTCATCTAATCTTTTAAGATAAATATATCGTTCTTAATAGTTTATTGGTGATTCGTTTTTTTTGAGGTTGAAAATTCAAAGTATTTGTTTTGTTGAATGTTATTTTTGAATATAGATTTGACCATACTTTTGATGGAATTTTTAATTTCTATGGACTTAAAATCCAGTTCAGAGTTTGTATATAAATTAATTTCTAAATTAAAAAAAGATTTTTTACCATGGGAAATTCCGCTTGTTCTTAAGTCTAAATCCACAATACTTTTTTCTTGAAATAATTTTTGATTAATTGATTCAAATACCGAATGTTTAATTTCTCTACCTAAATTAGAGACAATTCTATTCCAATTATCGTATTCTTGTTTTGGGGTCACCCATGATTGTATGTTTATGTAGACTGATTTTAGGTTTTTTGAATCGACAGTTCCGTAGACTGACTTAATTGGATTGTATAAATTTAACTTTACACTTTTTCCTTTTTTCATTAATTTTCATGATTATATATGTTTATGTTCTGTAAAAGAATACGCCATATATAACTGATAGTCAAAATTTTTTTAAAACAACAAGATATTTTATAATATATGATAATTGTTAAAATTAAAAGTGGGGACAATATTGAAAAAGCCCTAAAGACATTAAAGTCTAAAGTTATTAAAACTAAACAAAACCAAAAACTAAACGAGAGAAAACAATATACAAAAAAATCTGTACTAAGAAGAGCACAGATTTTAAAGGCTAAGTATATTCAGAATAAAAAAGACCAATTAAATTGATTCCTCAAGATTTTTTAATCTTAAGAAATTCATTTGGTCAAATTTTTCATCTTTTAATCGGTCAATTGTTTCAGAAATTTTTAACTTAATTTCAGATTCGTTTTCATTTTCCAAAATTGTTTTGAGTTTAGTAATTGCGCTTTCACGAATAGTCTCAAATTTAGTTTCAAGAATTTTCGTGTCTTCAGATACGATTTGGATAAATTCTTTCTTAGAATTTTCATCTAAAGTATCAAGGTAATTTTTTAAAGTTTGGTTTGCAATACTCACCATAGACTTAATCGGAATATTGATTGACTCTTTAACTATTTCAGTTTTTAATGTAAGAATTGAAATGATGTTTTTCTTAGCATTTATTCTTTCTTTTAAGTCTGTTTTTTGAATATAAACTAACGTATCAATATCCTCATAACTATTTTTAACTGATTCAGAAATTGTTTTTGGTAACTTAATGCTTGGCAAAACTCTTTGTAATAAAGATATTCCTTCTTCTAAAAACTCCTTTGCATCATGTTCGTTCAACCCTTGAGGTTTACTCAATTGGTCATATAAAGCATATGCTTTTGACATAGATTTATTACTCAACACATTGTGTTTGAATTCTCTCAATGTCTTCTTGAATTCCTTTTCATCTTTGTAGGATTCCAGTAGATTGTTCTCGATTAGGGATTTAATGTTACCAAAGGTCATTTTGTGCATTTTCCAATAAATATTACGTATTTAATAACTTATCCAATTCTTTTGACATTTCTCCTAAAGATTGTTGGGCCTGACCCAAATTTATCATTTGTGCGCCTTCAATTAGGTTATTTTCAATTAAAATGTTCATGTCTTTTTTCTTAGACTCAGGGGCTAATTCTGGTTCTCCTGTTGGTGGAGATTCTCCAGCTGGTGGTGTTTCACCTCCCAAATCAGGTAACTCTGTTTCTACTCCTCCTCCTCCAAATGATGGTGGTGAACTTAACTCTTCAGTGCCTCCTGGTGTTGTTTCCGCACCAGCCGCTGGTGTTGCACCTGTTGCACTACCATATAATTTGTCAATATTGTCGAATAATCCCGTTTTAGTAATAACCGTTGCTGTTGCTTTAAGTTCCTCACCAACAGCTCTCTCAACTCTTTGTTGTTGTAAATCTAAACGAACTTCTTCGTCAGACCATCCAAAGATATGTTTCTTGGCCCATGTTGACGATGTTGCTTGAATACCATTTCCTGGGTCAGACACTAAGTCTTTATATAATAACACTTTTTCTTTCCAAACATCAATCTTCAATAAGTCTGCTTGGGTTGATGGGTTTGTAAGACCTATGGTAAAGTTTGAAAGTTCATCCTCAAAACCTAATAGGAATAAGTGAATAATAGCAATTTTATTTAACTCAGCCAACATACTTTTTTGGATTCTATTGATTGTACGAGCAAATCTAATGTCTTGTAAGGCCAAGTTTTTACCGTCACCGACAACTTCTTCAAATCCTAAGAACGCCTTAGGAACACGAAGTGCTGTTAATAATTTCTTTTGGATATACTCGATATCCGCAATCTCTGATAAGTTTGTTGCTCCAGGTAATGTTGTAATTGGGTCTGGAGCTGCAGGGTCTCTAACAGGTATAAAGTAATCTTGGTCAACCGCCATTTGGTTAAACCTCATATCTACGTTACCGGTCTTGTTATCGACAATTTGCTCTCTTTTAAATTTGTTAGCAACACGTTGTACATATGCCTCAACATCATCATCGTTCATATTACCTACGAAAACTTTGAACATCCTTCTTTCAGGTGCTCTTGATGTACGATAAATTAACATCGCGTCTTCTGATAGTAATAATTGTTTCCAAATCCTTCTCGCCTTTTCCAACATAGAAGTACCGTAAGGAAGTTTTCTATCGTCACCTAATAATCTAAAGTGAGCCATCTCCCATGATTGGAATTCCATGTTTTTATTCTTCCAAGTAAAGTGAAGAGCCTTTTTGTCCTTATCTAATTCTTTTGTAATATCTGTTGAAATTTTTCCACTTGCACCTACCTCATGTCTTTCAATTTCAATTGTTGGTAACTGTTGTACGCCAACCACTCCCTTCTCAGGGTCTAATTTCAAGTAAACAAAGTTGTCACCGTACTTACAAGTGTTTCTTGTCCACATTGGTAGGTTGGTGTTAATGTCTAAGTTGTTGTTAAACAAATCGGCTAATACACCTTTTATTCTTTTTGACTCAGAATAGATTTGTAAAATAAACCCATCTTCGTTAGTTGTTGTGGATTCCTCGGCGTAGATGTCTAATGCCGCAGAAATCTCAGGAGTATACTCCATTGACTCGTAGTCATATTGTGCGGATAACCTCGATGGTTCGTAATAAATCGCCTGTGAGTAAAGATTATTTTCAACCTTAGCCCATTGATTTGTTAAATAAAAAGTCTGTTGTGCCTGTAATTTTTCCTTCTCATATTCTTCTCTACTTTTGGTTCTCAAAAGTTCTTTCTTATCAAACTTAAAAGTAGGATAATCCTGTTGTAGAAGTGAGTTCGGACCAAATGTTTGCGACAGTCTTTGCCAAACCGTCATATTCTGTTCTGCCATAATATAAATTTACTTGTTACCTTGATAATATAAATAGTTATTATGCACCAAATAACCACCCATATTTTTGGTAATCTTCTCGAGTCGGACCTTGATTTATCGGATTCTGTCTACCCATTTGAGGAACCATTGGATTAAAATAATCTGAAGTGTTTTTGTTTTCATTCATGACACTAGACCAAGAATTTAACATTGCTTTAGTATGGTTAACCACCTTTTCAAGTGATTGGAACGATTTTTCCGCAACATAGATTGCCATTGAAATACTCATAATACAGTCATCATGATGTCCTTTTTGGTGGTCAGGTCTACCGTTAATGTAAACAAAGGTGTTCATTTCGTTATATAACCTACTTGAATAAACTCTAAACTTATGTCTCATTGCTTCTTCAAATGATGAAATAATTTGAACCCTCTTACTATTAAAATTAATACCAGGTATTTTTTCATTCATCTTAGGGTCAAACTTCCATTTGTTTGTCATATCAACGTTATCTACATACATACCCGCCTGATACCCCATCTCTTGCATTTTTCTAGCGGTAGCAACCCCCATACCTCCCGTTAAATCGACTACACAGTACGCGTTGTACATTGTACCCCATTTGTAAGCAATTTCAGCCAGGATGTCGGGAGGTATCTTCCCAACGTATTCCAATACTTGTTCTCTAGCGTCAAAGTCAATAATCTGAATAGATGAAAAATCTTCAGAATCACCTCTTGAAACGTCGACACCCATAACATACTTATGACCGTTAACAGGTTCTTTAAAAATCCAAAGTCCTCCACCCATCATTTTTGCTAAAGGGTCCCTAACTTGGTTTTTGGAAATATCGGTCATCATTTCAGAATCAAATACGTTATCTCCTGAACCCAAAAAGTTACATTCCAACTCCTGAGCAACTTTACGTCTATCGTATTTTAATTTCTTAACCATCCCTTCAAACCAAGATGAACATGGTTTGTATCCCTGTTCAATATAGTCTGTAACTATGGAGTGGTCTCTATCGTATGGATTATCCATAAATAACTCAATAACAACATCGTTAAGATTATATTCTTCTCTATTTAAAAGAAAGTGAACCAAATCATTGGTTTTAACCATATACAAGTCTTTTGTGTAACGAGGGTCACGGTGCCAAAACATTTCGGTCACCTTAAAATCATTCATTCCCCTTAAAGATTGGTCATAGATTTCGTAATAAATTGGGTCATATCCGTTTGGAGTGGATACCACAATTACTTTACCCCCTGTAGATAGGGATGCCATACACGCTGCCCAAAAATCTCCGTCAGCCTCAATATATGCTGCCTCGTCAAATATCAGAATGGTTGGGGTATAACCCCTTAAGGCATCTCGTGATGTTGCAACGGCTTTTACCTCACAACCATTTGTTAATTTAAAATGTCTTTGCGCGTTTTTTTCTTGTGAAAAACCAGCACCAACCCATGAAGGCCATTGTTCGGTAAATCCTCTAACTTTATTGGCCATCTCCACCGCAGTA